CTTAGCCTGATACGGCCAAGTGTGAAAAATGAATACAAGGTTTTTCGCCTCGGAATCACCCACATTATCATAGTAAAACCTTATTATAGGGAGTCGCGGTTATGCGATACGACTTTACTCACTGCTGAACAACGCAGAAACATCCTTTGCCATGATAACGACTAAGGACTATCCGTGAGTTCCAATCTGTCAGGAGAGCTCACTCATTGTTTAAATTATGCACGCCAGAATCTGAACACAGGTGTCTGTGAACTCAAAGCGGATCGAGCCATCCCGATCAAACTGAGCATGTAGGGTTCTGTATTAGCCGTTAAGTTGTTGTTTGATTATGCCTTTGCCGTGTACTTTTACTTGAATAATGCCATTGTAGTAGTCGTTTGATTCTAGTACTTTTCTTGAGAATTGTTCACGTGCCTCTAGGTAACTACATTCTGATTTGGAGTTACAATAATATAATATTTCTCGGGTAAATTTGTCTGTGCCTAATTGTTCTACGTCTGTGTTTAATTCATCATTTGAGCCATAGTAAGTTTGCCAATCTGATTCTACTTTATATCGTCTTTTGTTTTTTCTGCCTTTGAGTGGTGGTCTTGATCTGCTAAATCTTGCCAGTTTTTTGCCTATGTATTTTCTATCATTTGTAGTATTGGTTATTAAGTAGACAAAGCCTACACATTCTTCTGGGAGTTCCAATACTTCTTTGCCATTGTAAAGCCAATTATTCGCCAAAACTTCTTTTTAATTCCTGTATCATATCAATCCCTAACTCCTGTTTAACTTTCCTACTATCGTAGTCAGGAGTTTTTACAAACAAATCTTCCTCAGGCATGCTGAGTGTGATTGTGCTTGGAGCCATTGATACAGAAGGGATTGTAACTGTATCATATGTACCTAATGTAACATCATTTGTATTGATTGAGATGTAATCGTCATCATCATGCATCTACTATCTCTACCTCTGTGTTAAACGTTGTAAAGCCGTTTTCTTTTGTAACTTGTAGTACACTATTAACACGACCAACAAGTTCATCACGATGAGAGATAAGCAGAATATTTTTATGTCTATCACGTTCCATCTTCTTCAATACACCTAACGCACTTTCAACGCCAATGGTATCCATACCACTGTCAACTAGTTCGTCAATACATACAAGATTAATAGGATGATTCATACTTTCAAATACATCACGGAATGCCCAACTAAGTCCTAATATAAGTCTGTTGCGTTCACCACGTGATAAGTTGTCAAAATCTAAATCCTGTCCTAACTGTACAATACTAACTGTTAAGTCACTTTGGAACTGCACCTCATGTGGCAGTCCTAGTCTAGTTATATAGTACTCAAGACGTGTGTTTAAAAACTGTAGATTTTGTTCAATAATACGTCTACGAATAAAACTGTCTTTGCTGGTTAGTAGTTTTAACAAAAAGTCCTGATGATCTTTCAGTTCTGTTAATCTGTTAGCTTCTGTCCAGTCTATGTTTTGTAAGCCAGTTTCTTTTAAACTTTGTATTTGATCCTCGTAAGGATCATCTGCATTCTCTTTTTCTTGAATACTGCTTTCTAACGCTCCTAGTTTTGTTTGATGCTCGTATGCTTCACTTAATGTATCGTAGTGTAGTGTAGGGGCATCGCCCAATTCACCTAGTTCATTTAAGGCGCTCTTATATTCATTTAGCATTTCGCTCTCAGAAGCAAGATGCCTTACCGATTCTTCTACTAATTCTGTCTTTTGAGCAATCATTTTCTCATGTTGCTCGTCATGAATCTCTTGTCCACATGCATAACACTTATGATCTAGTGTAGTATCCAAGTCTGCTTGTGCTTTGTCTTTACGTTTTTGTTCACGTTGAATGCTTGTGTCTAGTCTAGCAATTTCACTATTAAGTGTTTCAATTTGTGTACGTTTGTTATTAAATTCTTCAAACAATGCATGTGCTTGTATTTCAGCATCAATATCTACTTGTTGTAGTGTAAGTAAGTCTGTCTGTAAGTCCTTGATATCATTGACTTTTTTATCAGCCCATACTTTTTTACGTCTTTCCATATCTTTAATACTATTTGCAATGCGTTCATTTGCTTCCTCATTAGCACGGATACGGTGTGTTTCTTCTTGTATTGCGTCTTTTGTGTTACGTACACGCTCTTTAAGTATTTCAGCCTTTTCACTAAGTTGTGTAATACCCAGTAGTTGCTCAATCATATCCTTCTGATCGTTTGCCCTCATACTTAGGAAAGGTTCTGTGTATGTATTAAGTGCAACAATATGTTTGAACATGTTGTGCGTCATACCAAGTATATTCTCAATTACTGCTTGGCTTTCTCTACCTTCACCCTGCATTTCATCTGTGTTTGCTTGATCAGTATTATTAACCATGAACTTAAACACATTGGGTTTACGTCCACGTTCAATTTTATATGCTATACCATCTTTCTCAAAGTCAACAGTAACCATCATTTGTTTGTTGTTGGTTTTGTTTACCAAGTTATCTTTACGAATATTATATAGTGCATTGCCATATAACGCATAACTTAATGCGTTAATGATTGTTGTTTTTCCTGTGCCATTACGAGATCCATCACCACCCAGATCCATATTATTACCTAACACAAGTGTCAGTCCAGCATGATCAAATGTTACAGCCTGTGTAACATTACCCACACTCATAAAGTTTTTTACAGTGATATTTTTTATGTTTAGCATTATAGACTATTATATATTTCTATTAGTTGGGAGTTTTTGATTGTAGGAGAATCAATTGCTTGTAGTTGGTTTAGTACAATTTGATCTACGTTTTCAACTTGTATATCATTATTTGTATTCCAATCTGTAGCATGTTCTTCTTTCTTTGCTGGCATGAGTGCAATCTCACGCAAGTCATACTGTTGTGCAAACGTTTCTTTAATATAGTTTGCTTCTTCATATGTAATACCTACATCAAGTGTTACCCTACAGTGTGTTTTACTTGATAGTATTTTTTCAGGATTGTCAATAAGTTTACTTAAAGGTATTGTTCTATACTTTGGTGCATCTGGCCATTGTACAAATTCAGGTTGTCCTCCCCATTCTAAAAACATAAGACCACGTTCATCGTCCCATGCATCTGAGTAATTGTGTGGGAAGGCATTGCCTGTGTAAATGACGTTGCCATCTTGCTGTCGTTTGTGGAAGTGTCCGGAAAATACAAATTCTGGTTTTCTGAGATCATCAGCTTTTAGCCCATGTCCTAGATCAGGCATTTGTACCATTGCGTTCATATAGAACGAGGGGAGTTCAAAATGGCCAAACATGTATCGACATTCCACATGTTTTAATTTTTTCCATTCATCATCAACTAACCACGGCACTATGGCAACGTCGTCTTTGACAAGTATATCATCTGTAACAACGTGAATATTATCATATTCATCTGCCATTGGAATACTATGGATCTCTCGCTTCTCACGATAATATAAATCGTGATTACCCATAATCATATATACTTCGTCAAAACTTTCACTCAACCGACGTAAGTTACTTACTGTATAGTTGAGTGTAGATACATTGATTGTCGCCCTATGATGATGCCAATCTCCCATGAATATACACTTACGTATACCACGTTCATGGGCCTGGTTAATCATCCATATAATAAAATCTTCACAGTCTTTGTTATGAAAGCGACTATTATTCTTCATACCAAAGTGAATGTCTGTAAAGACCACTACTTTATCGAATAGCAAATCTTATTCCTTATTTGGGTTTGTGGCTTGCCTTGCTTCCCACTCTGCATTAAATGTTCGTGTAAAACTAGGGTTAAGTCCTTCTTCTTCTAATAAGTCGTCTCTGATGTTTTGATTACGTTTTTCTAAATTGAGAACACGGGTAAAACTGTTATTAACAGCCGCCGTATAATATGCAAATGGGTTTTGACTCTTAGCTTCGTTAAATTGTAATCCAATTTGACTTAACTGAAGAATAGCCTGCCCACGCATCTCATCCACATACGTATATCCACGCCAGTTACCACGCATACTGTATCTATGGCATAGCATTAGATACATTTTTGCTAACTTATCGTTTGTCTTACCATGTGTAACACAGAAATGACCATCTGTCAAGTCTCCTTTCCAGTGGCTCCGTACTACTTCTTTCCAGTTATTACCAACAAGTGCATAATGCTTAAATGGTGGGAAGTTTACCTTTGTATGGTGATCTGCCTCGGTTTTGGGTGTGTTCTTCCTATCTTCTCTAGGAATATGTTCATATGTATTGACTCTCATTACAAGTTCTTTTTCAGTAATTGTATTAGGGTCAATAGCAAATTCAGCGGCTCTTGGTTTACGTTTTTTATCCCATAATCCCTTCTCCCACTGTAATACTGCTTCTTCATGTGCTAATTTTTGTAATCTTGATGCTCTATTCTGTTTTGCTTCTTCAATTCTATCGTTTGTTATTTCTTCAACATTATCTAATATTAAATCATAAAAATAATAATTGTCATCATCACAGTAGCAATAGGTCATCTTAGACTTGTGTATTTCTAACAACATGTCTCTATTGTTTAGGTAATTTCTTGCCATTGCTATTCCTTATCTGTACACCTTACATTGTATACGCTAAGTTATTGATTGTCAAGCACTTTTCTTGAGTATAAATACAATATAGGAGAACGAAATGCGATATTCCGATTTATTAACCGAAGCAACCACAAATCGTGTCACTGTTTTTTATGGTGGTAGATTTCAACCCATGCATAAAGGACATTTTGCATTATACCAGAGTTTAGCACAACGCTTTGGTGCTGACAATGTATTTATCGCCTCCACTTTTGGGCAAAAGCAACAGGCTATGCATAAGTCTGGTGACTTTACTACTGATCCTTTTACGTTTGAAGAAAAGGCAAGTATTGCAAATGAAATGTTTGGTATTCCAACTGACAAGTTTGTAAACACACAACCTTATAGACCTGAACAGGTAAAAGTAGGGAGAAGTGATTCAGAATATGCATTAGTACTTGCATTTAGTGAAAAAGACGCAGGACGTCTTAAATCTGGAGGTGTACTTGCACCATTACCAGATGACACAAGCAAATTACAGACACCAGATGAGAATCGTGTATACTTTGTAACAATGCCAGTAAATGAAGGTGGCATGAGTGCAACAGATTTTCGTCAAACAATGGCAAGTGAAAAACCTGAAGCAGAAAAGAAAAAAGTGTTCCAAGCGTTTTTTGGTCAAATGAATGAACGTGTATTTAAGTTTATTGAAAATAGGTTAACATAATGGCAGATACATATCCTCAGGGTAAAACCACCGTAACTAAGAAAAAGGTAGTAGGTACTATTTCAGGCCTTAACATGTACACTGTTAAGAAAGAAGATCCTGCGTACCGTGATATAAAAGCCAAATTAGTTGCTAAAAGATTAAAACGTTCAGGTATTGATGTACGTACAAAAGATAATCCTGATGGCAGAATGATTCCAACAGGATATACAACACGAGGCGATATTCGTCTAGTAGATTCCCAAAACACATCACCTGACTATCCTGACGGTAAGCCATATGATTATCCAAAAAGCCGTAGTATTCCTGGACACAGTTATCTTAAAAGAAGGCGTGATGAAGGCTATATTGACACTGTTGCCACAGGTAGATATAGATCCGGAATCATCGAAGGAACAATTGAACCTGTTGAATCAGCCAAAGGATCTACCTATAATGTAGAGAAAAAAGAAGTTTCAGTAGAAGTAGAGGTAAAGAATACAGGTGCCGCAAAAACTGACCAACGTGGCGGACAAGGCACAAGTGATGATAATAAGGATGCTATAGCCGCCGCAGAAGAAGAAAATGCTATAGCAAGTGGAAGTTCACTTGATGGTTCAGGTGGAGCACACATACCTTCTGGAGGAATTACTCCAAGACAACAGGACGCACTTTCTGGTAGAGGAGAATTTGCTCCTGACTCAGAATTTGAAGCACCACCAGGCTCACAGTACGAATCGCAAATCGATGTAGAAAAGGATCCGAATAGAGCACCAGTATTGGTGTTTAATGAACTTGATGAGGCGGGCCAAAGAATACCTAATACAGGTGGCATTAAATATCTCACAAAAGAAGAGGCGATAAAATTAAATGAAGAAGGTTTAATTAAAGACAGTTTACTTGAAGATCATATAAAAATAATTGATGCTCAGAACAAACTAGCTGATAAAGGTGAGTTTCCATTTGATAGAGAGAAATATATTATTACACCTGATGGTAAATTAATACCTAAGAACAATGTATCTAAAGATGCAGATGGTAATTATAGAGATATTACAACTGGCAGTGCATTCACAGGATTCGATGGTGAAAATGTCACTAAAGAAGAAGTAACAAATCAACCAAGAGGACCAAGAGTAAAACAAAGTATTGCTGGTGTACCTGGAGAACATAAAGTTAGACTATATACAAAAAATCCTTCATGGTTAGAAAAAACATTAGAAACATTAAAAAAGACTGGCAACGGAATTGTATTTCCATATACGCCAACAATAAACGTCAATCATAGTGCAAACTATGGAACATATGATATTAATCAAAGCGTTGAACAACCACACTTTTATAGTATGACTCCTAATGTGTCACTTCAGCTGACTGCTGTATTCACAGCAAACACTCTAACAGAAGCAGAGTATATGCTTGCATGTATGCATTTTTTACGCACAGCAACTAAGAGCGATTTCGGGGCATATAACAATGGACTTAGAAGAACTGATGCAGGCACACCGCCTCCCGTTCTAGTTTTTAATGGTTATGGAACAGAAATGTTTAACAATATTCCTGTAATTGTTAGAAGTGTAAACTTTACTTTACCTGAAGATGTAGATTACGTTTCAATACAAACACAAGCGGCACAATTTTTGGAAGGTGGATTTGTAGACGTAACTAACCTAGATGCAAATGGTAATAATATACAAAATGAATTACAAACTCAGGATAATGCCGGTGGCGATATAACTGAAAGCTTTGAAAAACAACCAGACGTTAATATTCCAGCTGAGTCATCAACAGTACCAACAAGTATATTGTTTAGTATTGACCTTGCACCACAGCATCCACCTGGCCAGTTACGTGACGAGTGGAACTTTAAAGACTATGCGTCAGGAGACTTATTGAGGAAAGGTTATATCTAATGACAACAATTTATAGACCTGATAGTAATTTCAGAAATAACAGAATTGTTAATGGTAAATATCTCAGTATAACAGATGAACTTGTTTCTAACAAAGCAGATGTAGTTACAAGCCCTCTGATTGTTGAAGCAAAATACGACCAAAGACCAGATGTTCTAGCAAACGATCTTTATGGAAATTCAAGACTTTGGTGGGTGTTTGCAGAATTTAATCAAGACAAATTAGTTGATCCTATCCTAGATCTAAAAGCAGGTATGGAACTTCAAGTTCCAGAAAAATTCTCATAATGTACAAAACAAATATAAATGGAAATTGGAACAGTAGTGTTAACCTTGCTGGATATAAACTTACGTTATATCTTGTTAAGAAACCATTGTGGAATTCACCAGATGCTCTTGCTAACGATAGTGGATCTATCCAAAAAGGTGATGCAATTATTATTGCAGAGACTGGTGCAACTACAGTTTTTAGTATAGACAATGTAAACCTAACAACATTTATTAGAGGTGGACAAAAGAACGTAGATGCATCTACGGGTGTTGTACAGTTTCAATTACAAGAAGTATTAGGATTTAATTTTCTTGATAAAATTTTAGCAGTATCATCTATATTTGGATTTTCTACAATAGCAAGTGCAAATTATGTATTAAAGGTAGAGTTTGTAGGTAGAGATCCTGAAACTGATTTACGTGTGCAGTATCCTAATATTTTCCTTTATAGTTTAGTATTTCAGGAGATACAAGCAAGTGTTTCTGAATCAGGAACAACATATGATATAATTGCACTTAACAATCAACGTATGGCAAAATATCAATCAAGTGTTTATACAAATGTTGAAATTCAAGATTTCACTACCGTTGCAGATTTTATTAAAGCAACAGAACGTGCATGTAACAAATATGAAGAAGACATGAGCAAGCAGGATCAAGGTAATCCACAGCCAAGAAAGCATTGGAAAATTAAATTAGCACCTGAACTTGCTGGTATTGAACGAGAAGCCGTAACTGCTGACACTCGTGTTGATCATGGATTGAGAGTAGCGGCTGGTATGGCCCGCTCATCAGTAGCATCAATAAACTTAGCAGAGAGTCCAATGCAAGGTACAGGTGATACTGGTACTGCTACAAAAATGACACAAAATGAAAAAGGTACTCGTGATGCTATTATAAATCAAAACACAAACGTTGCTGATTATTTAGAAGTTATGATTACACGAAACAGTCCAGTGTTTAATCAGTATTCAGCAAAACAGAAAAAATTAATTGGACAGGTACCAATAATTAGAGCAAGTACAGAAGTAAAACAACTTGACAAGAATGATCCTAGAACTAACACTCCAGAAGTTGAGATTACAATTACAGTAGGTTTATTCAGAGATTCAACACACCCTGATGTAGACGCAAAGAAACAAGAAGAACACATTACAAATAAACAAAAACAGCAGACTTATGCTTCAGCAATATCTGAGAGTATTGTTAAAAAATACTTTTGGTTATACTCAGGACAAAATACTGAAGTCATGGGTTTTGATCTAAATGTAAATAACACATTTTTTATTGCACAAGATCCTAACCAAGGACAAAATTATCCTGAAACAAGTCAAATGAAAGTGCCTAGTCAACCACTTCGTGCAACAACTATTGCACCTGGACAACGTGCATTCCTAAGTCAAATAGAAGTAGATCGTATTCCTATTGAACGTGTACAGTATGGTGTTGAAGCAACAGGTAGTAAAGCACAGAATACAAATGAAGAAACTGGTACTGCATTAGATGCGATGCATGATAGAAATATGGCAAGGCGTGAAGAAGACTTCTTAAATATGACATTAGAAATTAAAGGTGATCCATTCTGGATGGGTACAGGTACTACTATCTCAGGTACTGAAGTACAACTCCAGGACTTACAAAACTCTACAATCTATATTGCCTTTCTAACTTATAGACCAGAAGAAAGTGTTGCATATACAGAAAATCAAAGAAGAGGTGGGTTGGATACTGCGGCAAGTGGAATATATGAAGTTTTTAAAGCAGATCAAAAATTAGCAGGCGGACAGTTTACACAGACGTTATCATGTATTAGGAATAGAAACTTTAGTACATACCTAATGCAAAATGAACTGGAGAATGTATAATGGCATATCAAAGTACAAATAGTAGAACACCTGAGAAAGTTAAACAGGGTGGACTTGGTGGAGTTAATCTTCTAAACGGTGTATATGTTGGCACAGTAGTTGCCAATGATGATTCAATTTACACTGGTAGAATTAAAGTACACTTTCCTGAATTTGGTTCAGGTGGTGCGCCATACCATGTTTTATTAGTTACACCATTTGGAGGTTACACAAGTCCTAAAGAAGCAAGTGGTGATCCAACACAGTATGGTGCAGATGAGTCAGTAGAGGGTGGTGCTCCAAAAAGTTACGGCATGTGGCCACAACCACCGGCTATAGGTACAGAAGTTATATGTGCATTTACATCAAGACATAATGTTGGATACCTCTTAGGAAGTGCTATAGGTATTGATAGAAACCATATGATGGGCGGTAAAGCAAGTGCATTAAACTATGCACAACAAGGCACCATTTTACCAGTATCTGAAAAAAATCCTTATGATCAAAACGATCCAGATACTAAACCAGCTGATCCAACAGGAAGCCAAAAACTAATTGATCAAGGATTAGAAAACGACTTTGTACGTGGACATAGTATGAGCAGTGCAAGACGTGAGTCACCTAGTAGAGTTTTCGGACTTACAACATCTGATGGCCATGTTATTTCAATGGACGATGGTGATGCAGAAGGTAATAGTAAAAATATTAGAATACGCACCAGAGGCGGAGCCCAAGTATTAATGGATGATGCAACACAAATTGTATTCATTACAAATCATAATGGTAATGCATATATTGAAATGGACGCTGATGGTAGAATAGATGTATATAGTCAAAAAGATATAAGTTATCATGCTGAAGGTGATTTTAATCTTCATGCTAAAGGTAATATTAACATGCAGGCAGACAACGGTGTACAAATTAAAAGTATTGGTGCAGACGGAATTAAAGTTGAAGCAACTGCTGGCGACTATGATTTATTTGCCGCTAAAGATTTTAAATTTGAAGCAGGACAAAATGGAAATATGATTGCGGCCGGTAACTATAAAGAACAGGCAGGACGTATTGATATGAATGGTCCTGCACCAACACCAGCAACTAAAATTGAAATGAATCAATTAGTTGAAAACACAAATGTACTTGAAAGTGCAGGTACTAGAGTGCCAGAGCACCATCCGTGGAAAGGTGCTACAGGAGTACAAGAGAAATTTAATGTTGCAAAAGGTAATACAAACTAATGGAATTTAAACTCTCTTCAATACTTACAGAACAGGATCTAATAGAATTTGACTTATACACAAAAAAGTCTGAGTCAATGGTTGATGATCTTAAGGATTTAAAAAACCTTGAAGCAAGTTCACAACTTATTAATTTTTTAATCCGAGAACAGGAATGGCAAGGATATCAATATGGCAGTGGACTTGTAATTGGATATGGTACATCAGAAAAAATTAATGATATTGGACTTACAGAATCTGAAGCGTTTAGTTTTTGGATAGATAAATTTAAGTTCACAGAAAGAAAATTTAAAGGTATACTTGGAAACATTTCTCAGTTGACACAGACACAATATGATGCTATGCTTAGTTTATATTATCACACTGGAGATATTTTTAGTGTAGGAACAGCATCACGCAAGTTTCAAATACAACAATACATTGAAACAAGACAATGGCAATGGTATGCTTCTGCACTAATATTAAGTGGCTTTCAACGCAACATTAGGCAGGGTGAAGCCAAGATAATGATGCTTGGTGATTACGGTAGAAATAAAGATAGAAGTATAATTAAGGCTGAGGGTATTCAAAAGATAAGACAATTATATCCTAACAGATTTATAAACGACATAGCAAAAGAACAAGCAGAGTATGTTTACTATGCAGAAACCAAAAGGTTTCTGCCCAAAATGACACAAACAAGAATGAGGCGTATAGTGGCACTATACCAGGAGAACAATGCCTAAATTAGATAGTATAGAAGCTGTAAAAGAACATTTTGATTGGGCTCCTTACAGCAAAGAGCGTTGGGCTACACATAACTTATCAAGCCTAAACTTAATTCCATTTGTAAATGAAAGAAATCCAAAACTAGTAATTGATATTGGTTGTGGTAAAAATAATTTTAAAGGACTAATTCCTAATCTAATTGGATTAGATGTTTCAGATTATCCTGAAGCAGATTTTAATATGTCACTTGAAGAAGTTTATAATAGGAATATTTTCCAACATGAATGTGCTGATGTTGTTATGGCATTGGGCAGTCTAAATTTTGGAACGTTTGATAATATCATTAGTCAGTTCGGAATGGCAATTGACTGGGTAAAGCCTGGCGGTATTTTTATTGTAAGAGTAAGATTACATTTAGATAAAGAAGAAGCATTATATGCACGAGGCCACCAACAACATAATTGGAATTGGGAAAACGTAGACGAGATGCATGAGGCTTACAAAGATAAAGTAGAATATTTGATTGAACCAGCAACAGAAAAAGCGGCTGGTGGATTACCTGAAGAGAAACATGGAGAGCCAGACTTTGGTAGACCTCCAGTAGATTTAGCAGTATGGACCTGGATTAAAAAATGAGCAAACCAGTATTGTTACTAAATGCTGATGCACAACCTGTAAGCCTATGTCCGCTTAGTACAATTAGCTGGCAACTTGCAATCAAAGTCTATTTTTTAGACAAAGTAAGAATACTTGAGAGCTATGATGAGTTAGTGCGTAGTGCAAACTTCAGTATGCAAAAACCCAGTATTGTTATGCTAAAGCGTTATCACAAACTGCCTGTATCAGCAAAGTTTTCACGTAGAAATATGTTTATACGTGATAAGTTCACCTGTCAATATTGTTTAGAAGAGTTTCCACAGCAGGAACTCACCGTGGATCATGTTCTCCCCCGGTACTTGGGCGGGGTAAGTAGTTGGGAAAACTGCACTACTGCCTGTAAGACCTGCAACTGGAACAAAGGCAACAAGTTGGAACGCCCTAAAGTAAAGCCTATAAAGCCAACATATCACGAATTAAACCATAAATTTAAAAATATCCCCATACATATATCAGATCTATCCTGGAAAACTTATATTAGTTGGCCAGATGAATTAATTATTGTCAAAAACAAAGCCGCCTAAATAGGGCGGTTTTTTTGTATAAATATTAGTATGGAAAAAATTTACGGATATAGCACGATTGACCAGTCCATGACGCCTAAACAACTCACAGGAGTTGCATTAGCAAAGCGTGACCTTGAGAATCACTTCCAGATTCGCAAAGGAGAGAAGTGGACAAATCCAAACTTTGGTAGTATGCTACCATTTTATGTCATGGAACCCCTTGATAATATCACAGTTGACTTAGTCAAGCAGGATGTTCTTGATGTAATCAGTTATGATCCACGTTTCAGTATTGAGAAGAATACAATTTTAGTTGACTTTGACGAATCAAAGATTGAGGTAAATGCGACACTAAACTACATACCCACTTCAACACCAGTAGTACTGGAACTTAAATTTGATAGAGAATTTGAGGAACTATAATGGCACAGGCACAACGACAAACCAAACTGTTTGCGGCTGAAGATTATACAGCGGTATATGAATCATACATAAATGCAAACTTACAGGCATATGATTTTGATACGATACGTGATAGCATGGTATCATACATCAGAGAAAACTATCCAGAAAGTTACAATGACTGGGTAGAGTCAGCAGAATTTGTAAGCCTATTAGACGTTGTCGCACGTTTTGGTCATGCCCTTGCCTTCCGAATTGATATTAATGCTCGTAATAACTTTATCAGCACAGCAGAAAGAACAGACTCTGTTTATAAACTTGCAAACTTCTTAGGCTATACACCAAGAAGAAATACAACAGCAAGTGGTTTTGTAAAAGTTGTTTCAGTCAAAACAAATGAAGATATAATTGGAAATAACGGTACAACTTTATCTGGGCAAGAGTTTAACTTTGAAAATAGTACATCAGCAGATAATTTAGATAACTTTATTAATATTATGAATGCTGTATTTGCAAGCACAAATCCATTTGGCTCACCACGCAAACAGGTTACAGTTGATAATGTTGTAAACCAGTTTTACAACTTCAACAATACAGAAAACCAAGTTGCTTTTAATTTTACTGGTATAGCACAAGGCACACAAACTACATTTAATGCATATAGTTCAGATTACAATACAGACACATTACGCTATGAAGAAAAGTCTCCTGATCCACAAAGTGCTTTTAGTATCCTATATAAAAATGATGGGCAGGGTGTATTAAGTAATAATACAGGTTTCTTCTTTGGCTTAAAAGAAGGCAACTTAGACTTTCAAGACTTTAATGTACAAGATGCAGTTAGTGGTATCACACTTGATGTAGACGCAGAGAATATAAACCAAACAGACGTTTGGGTACAAACCATTAATCAAGATGGAACAGTAATTAAAAACTGGACTAAGGTTAATGAAGTATTTGGAACAAATGTTATATTCAATAATCTTTCAAATGGAATAAGAGATATCTTTAGTGTAAAGTCATTAGTAGACAATAGAATAAGCATACAGTTTGCAGACAGTTCATTTGGCAACTTACCTAACGGAATTATAAGAGTATGGTTTAGATCAAGCCTTGACGAAACATATACGTTACGTCCCGATGACATTGGCCTAAAGCGTATTAACATGACATACAAAGGTGCTGACAACAATACATATACAGCAACATTTGTTGTTCAACTTAAGAGTACAGTGAACAGTGCAAGTAGTGCAGAGAGTATAGATGACATAAGAGTCTCAGCACCACAAAGTTATGCAAGCCAGAATAGAATGATCACAGCAAGTGACTATAACGGTTTTCTCGGTAGCACTAGTGATAACATGAAAAAAATTAAGGCTGTGAATAGAACGCACAGTGGCTTTAGTAGATATGTGGACTTAAAAGACCCAACAGGTGCATATAGTAATTTAAGATTATTTGGAACTGATGGAAAGTTATATAGTTGCAATAAAAGAAAGACAACCATTGCAAGTGATATATCTGCGGCACAAGTTTTTGATTCTTATATCAAAAGGTTTGTAAGTGATGATGAGCTCATTAATTTATATTACAATAAATTTGCAACTACATTTGTAGATCTAAAATCCACATACAGTTTAAATTCATTTAGCTGGGCACAAAGTACACAGTATCCACTTACAGGATATTTTCTAAATGGTACAACAATTCATGGTGTTGGTGAAAATCAATCTTCATATTTGCAACTAATTAGAACTGGTGCTATGCTAAAGTTTACATATGGTGGCACAGAGTATTGGGCACAAGTAAAAAGAATTTATAATAATGGATTAGGTGTTGATAATACAAGTGGTGATCCTACAGGTATTACACCTGATGATCAGGGTGCAATTAGCCTTGATGTAGCAATACCTTCAAACGCAACACTGGAAACAATTTACCCAGCAATAAGCAGACAGTTTACAAAAACAGAACGCAATACTGTAATTGATTATATAAAAGCAAAACAAACTTTTGCATTAAAGTATGACTACATTAATAATGCGTGGGAAATAGTAGAGCGTAGTCCACTACCAACAGGTAGCAATATAACATTTCCAACAGAGTTTAGTACAAATCTTAATGTAACTGCAGGACAATATATTACTGGACTTGAATATAAAATACAAAGTCTAGGTAATACAGACTTTACATTAATTGGTGCTGGTGCAAATACTGTAGGCACAAACTTCATAGCAACTGGTCCAGGTACTGGTACTGGTGTTGCAAGTAGCACAAAAGATAATAACTGGCTTATACATATAAGTTATGAATCAAGTAACAATGTTGATAAGTGGTCAATCGTACAGCGAGTATTAAGATACGAACTTACAACTGATCAAATGGAATTTAGTAATATTACAAATGAATTCTTTATGGACGGCGAATCACGCAAGAAGAAAAGAGATAAAGTATTAGTTACTGACACATCAACAGCAGGATTTCCAAGTACAACATTTTACATTTGGGGATATGATTTTAAAACTGATGGTGATAAGTCAGGTGTATATGATCCTACAAAAGTTATCCTTGCAAGTGTTGATGCAGATGATAATGATAGACCAGATAATCCTGAAGCGTTTTCAGATGTAGTTGGCACAAATGAAATAGACATTGATATTGATAATGATGGTGACTTGGATACTGTGTTTGGTAAAGAAAATTTAAGATATGAATGGACACATGTTCCTGATCATAATGAACTTATTGATCCATCATTTACAAACTTAATTGATGTGTTTACATTATCAACAACATATGATACAAAGTTTAGAGCTTACCTCAAAGATACAACAGGCCAAGCTGGTATGCCAGTAGCAGATACAGTTACAAGTTTACGTAGTGCCTTTGATGATCAAACAGAGCGTAAAGCAATGAGTGATAGTATTGTATACAGGCCTGCAAACTATAAAGTTATATTTGGTCCTAAATCGGATACAGAGTTTAGAGCTAAGTTTAGAATTATTAAAATGGCAGGCGTAAAGTTTACAGATAATGAAATCAAAAACCAAGTTGTAAATGTAATTGAAGAATATTTTAATCCTGCTAATTGGGAGTTCGGTGAAAGTTTTTACTTCACAGAACTTGCGGCTTATGTACATAAAGAACTTGCAGGTGTAATTAGTAGTTTTGTAATTGTTCCATTAGGCACAAATGCAGTATTTGGTGATCTATTCCAGATTACTCCATTCAAAGATCAGCTACTTATTCCTGACATAAGTATTACTGACATTGATATTATTTCAGGCCTGACACAGGCAAATATTAACTTAGCACAGGGCTCTTATTAATGGCCGATTATAAAGATTACAAGAGCTCTAAAACCAAAAAGAGCAAGAACAAAAGAAAGATTGGTAACTACCCTACAGTAAATGTAAAGAGTAGTGATTACCTCCCATTCGCCTTTCAAACTAGAATTAATAAGCAGTGGCTTGATAGTACATTTGATCAACTAGTATCTAAAGGTATGCTAGAAGATATTGATGCTTATGTTGGTGATAAGTCAGGCAAGTCTAGAACTGAAACAGAACAAACAAAATACTTAGATACAAAAAATAATAATGTACAACTTTCTCCTACAATCGTTAGTGATACACGTATTGCATTTGACGATGTGGCCCAGGCAGTTGAACAATACTTCGATGACTATAATTATAATTCGGCATACACTACCCAGGGTTATGTATATCAGCCGCCAATTGATGTAGATAAGTTTTTTAACTTTACAAGTTACTATTGGGTTCCAAACTTACCTGTATATGAAAGTGATAATACAAATGGCACAGCAACATATGCAGTAGATCCTATTACAGATATTAACGGAAAAGTAACACATACATTTGTAGATGATAATAACAGTTTTGATTTAGAAGACGGAATGCGTATTAAGTTAGAACTGGGTTATGGTTCTTTAAGCAACAACATTTATCTTGTAACAGGTGTTGGCAAGGAAATTAACTTACGTCTTTACAATGAGCAACGTACAGTTTTTGGTACTACTAATAAACGCCCATACCCTATTTGGACAGATGAAAATACTTACACAAATCATACAAAAGGATATTGGGATAGTATAGATGTATTGGATATTACCTACAAAAAAGGCAATATAGCAGACGCACGTGGTAACTCACCTATTACAATAATGCAAGCATACAATGCAGATTTAGCAGATCCAAATACTAATACTGCACCTGCATTATGGTTTTACTCTGGTAATGACAGAAAGATTTACCTAGCGAATGGTATGGTAGTAAGGTTTGGCACGGGTTGGCCCGGATTAACAACAGAAGAACAACATTCAATATACTGGGTAGAAGTTGATACAAGTGGCAATGTAATATTCAAAGATATTATTAGGGCATCAGTTTCAGGAACTGAAATTACACAGGAAGTAGTAACAACAAATAGAACACCAGATAAAATAGCAAAAGCTCAATCCTACTTAGAACATACATGGGATAGTAATACAAATTGGGATACATGGTATACACCAACAGCATTAAAAGATTATATTGTTATTAACAGAGATGATCCTATTGCTACAGCATGGAGTAGATCCAATCACTGGATTCACAGAGATACAATTTTTAAATTGGCAGACATGAATCCATTTATGGATGCAGAAAATTTCACTACTCTTGATAATCAAGCAAAGCGTCCTATCATTGAATTTGAAGGTGGTATACATCTTATCAAACATAGTAATGATAGCACAGTACAGAAATTTCAAGGACCTATAGACTTTATATTAAGAGATGCAAGTCTAGCAAGTCAACTACAAAATGGCACAACCTACATAGTAGAAAATGTTGCAACATCATACACACGTGATGCCACACAAAGTACAGATCCAGTTTACAAAACTCTTACAGTAGGTGATACATTCATTATAAGAAATGCTCTTGGAACAAGTACAGCAGACACAGCAACATTACAGTCAAGTTATATTAGACAGGACTTGTGGGTTAGCGACACACCACAGACTATGGTGGGATATACAAAGGATCGTGTCAATCATCCACCGTTATATTATTTGTTTGACGATGAAAGACAAAACACAAGATTAGACGATATAACAAAATATCCTAATAGTACATTTAGGTATGTGAAAGATGCTGATGGCGAAAGAGGTGGATCTAAATTATTTGGATATAAGATAGGTTCAGGTACAACAATTGATCCTGAACTTGACATGGTCGTAAGTCTTAAAGATATGGGCCATAGAGCAGAATACGAATTTGTAAACTATCAGGATAAAGATAAATTTACATTTAGTCTAATAACTCCTGATGGTGGACTTGTAGATACAGATACAATTAAAGGCTACTACAGTTATAAGCAAAAAGGAATTGTAAAGAACGCTTATGTTCCTGGCAATGTAATGCGTGGTGCAAAAGAAAAGTATCAACAGATTGTTACTGATGCAACTTCAGCACAAACTATCCCATACGGCACAGATAGTTTTAAATCTGCAAGAGAATTTGTTGTACATACATATGGTCCTAATATAGACTTTACTGTTACTGAAAACTTTGCATTTGGTATTTTTAATGAACGTAAAGAAGGTAAGCCTACACTAACAGTCAAAGCAGGTGAAACTTATAACTTTATTAACATTAGTAAAAATAATATAAATTTCTATAGCGATTTTGCTGGCACTGCACATACAACAAATGTTACATCAAGTGGAAATGTAACAACAATAGTAATGCCAAATACTGCTGGAATATTATACTATGGTTATTCAGCTACTAATAAGGCACGTATTGTTATTTTAGATAATGATGACTATCTATATCATGATCTATATATTGACGGCAAGCGTATTAGACAAGAAGAGTATACAATTAATACAGACTCAATAGTTGTACCAGCAGACCTTGTAGAAGAAAATAGTATTATTGATTTAGAATTTAGAGAAGTAGATGCAACAAATGATGCAAAAGTATACAGCATACCTGATGTACTTGAACATAATGCAACTAACAAGCAATTACTTGAATTTACTATTAGTGAAACATTTGACCATTGGAACGATATTATATATAAGTCACCAAACTTAACAGGGCAAAGTTTTGGTATTAATAGTTACCACAAAGATGTTAAATTGCATAACACTGGTGGTACAATATATATGTATGATGATATTAGTATCATGCACGATTACACATATGCCAATACTGCATTTGATGCAAGAGAAGCTCTGTTTGCACAAGCACGTGACTTTCATGGATTTAGAGATAGATTTAGAGCTCAAGTAATTAGACTATACAAATCAAATGGATATGTGAAAACAAGGGACATTGTACGTGATGCACTTAAAGCAATCACTGAAACCAAAAAAGGAACAGATTTATATGCTGATTCAAATATGGTTTACTTCCAAGATAAGAGAGAACAGAGATATGATCTTACAGCAAGTCAAACAAAAATCTATCCAAGTATATCAATAAACACTGACTTTAATATAATGGATCATGCTTATTTGTATTTGTCAGAAAACAATGGCAGTAATGAATATTATGAAAGATTACTTGTTAAAGATGTTGACTATACTCTTGCAGGCAGTACTATTACACTTAAAAATTTAACAACCGCTGTAAGTACTACTGAGCCAGCATTTCTTACAATACAATTTATTGATAGAGAGAACAATAGTTATATACCTGAAAGCATGGTAAAACTAGGGCTTGCGTATGGAACACCACCTACAGTTGAAACAGATATAATCACATTACATGATGGAACAGAACTAGTTTGGAATAACACAAACAATTTATATGACCCAACAAAATCAAACTATGATGTTGTAAATGCCTGTTTATTAGACTTAGACAAAAGAATTTGGGCAGGTATAGTTGACTTGGATAATACAAGAAGTCCTAATGCATTTCTGCCGGCACCACATTTTGAAACTTGGTATACAAAAGAAAAGTTAGATAATTATACAGAACAACTATACAGAGATTACCAAGCAAAGATTGGTGTAGAAGTTTTCAATTCCAGTAACTACTATGATGGAACAAATTATCCTGGAAGCAATGACGGCACAACATGGAATTACAGTTCAATGGGTAACTGGCCAGGACATTGGAAAGGTGCGTATCAATACTTGTTTGGTACACATAGACCTGATTTAACACCATGGCATATGCTAGGAAAAAGCAAAAAACCAGATTGGTGGGACGATGTATATAGTTGGAAAGATACTGCAAACGGTGGATCAGATGCTAAACGTACAGCATTAATTGAAGCATTAACAAATGGCTACGTAAGTAATACACGTGATCATGTGAACTATACAAAATCAGAACTACGTTATGCAAGACATAATTGGGACTGGACAAACAACTACCCAGTTGATACAGCCGGAAACCTTGTACCAAGATACGAAGTGCTTGGTATACCGTCTGCTGTGAACAGAGCACAGGATTTTGTATTTGGTGACTATGGTCCTATTGAGATTGCTTGGAGAGGAAGTGCTTTAGGTCAAAGTGCATTATTAGATGCAATAGTAAAATTATTACCTGCAAAAGCATGGACAGAGTTTTTCCAACCAGGATTATTTAATGAAGGTAATATTTTTAGTAGCAACAAATTAATTAACGCATACTCAAGGTCTGCTATATCACCTAATAATATTTTATACAATAACAATGCCAGCCATAAAAAAGTAAAACGTATTAATGTTCGTAGCTCAAGCACTGGTTGGGGATCAACAAGTAAAATTGATTTATTCTCTCCAACTGATTCAGCAAGAGTAGGCGAGGCTGTAATTGATGTAGATAGTACAGGTACAATTAGCAGTATTACAATTACTAAAGGAACATACGGATATAGAGAAGTACCTATTTTTGATATTACAAATCAAGGCACTGGTTATGATCAGGACGCAATAGTTGATATTGAATTTATTATGGGTAATGCAATTTATCATGGACATGGTCTTAACAAGGTATTAGATAACAACTTACTACGTGGCTATAAAGACATTAGTATGCGTGAAGTGTACGAACCAATTGATACTAAACTTGTACAAAAAGTAGGCGGCTTTACATCTGAAAACCTCGTTGATTTTTATACTGAGTCAGGAGCAAACGGCAAATACAAAGTTGACACAAATGACTACAATGTATTTTTATATAAAGGCCCACCAAGAAAGATTGTAAACGCAAGTGTGATGAACTTGAAAAAACAACTAGGTGGTATAAAGGTTGATGGATATGGACTTGGTAAGCAAAAGTTTTACTTTTATGAGCCTCTTAGAAAAACAGATAACTTTACTAATTTAGAACTAGTAGAAAATGCTATCGTAAGAAGATATAATGATTTTGATTATAGTAGAGTTAGTAGTATTGAGTATGGTGCTGTTGTAGCGAAAGTACAGGACCTATACGATTTTATTAGAGGATATTATGAATACCTAAACTATAACGGTGTTGTACCACAGGCAAATGGTAATGCTCAAGCAACAAACGGAGCAGTATTTGCTATTGGCAATGAAGTAGGTAATACAACAAGACTTGCTCTTGGTGATACGATTAATTATACTGGACAAACAGGTAGACTTGTAGAGTTTGGTACACTACCAGGTGGTATGAATAGCCCATTAGATACAAAAGGAAAAATACTTAATCCAAAAGAAGTAAGCGTTGATAGATTAGAGAAGACTGCTATTGTAAGTATTAATTCTCCGCTTGCTAAAGAATTTGGAAGCGTTACGTTTGCTGAAGTAGATTTTGAACACGTAGTTGAATTTGATAACACTACACAGTTTAATGATACATTATTTAATGATGTAACAAACCAGAGACACCATAGATTATTAATGCAAGGACACAGAACAATAGACTGGGACGGTAACATTAGAGCTCCTGGATACCTTGTATTTGAAAACAAAATTGTTGAAAACTTTGATACCAGTGTTGAAACACTTAACACACTTTACGATTATAATATTGAAAACGTAAATCCAACATACAGAAAAGCACAGAACATTACAATAGGAAATTATAATAAGGACTGGGTTAACGATACATTTATAAATGATCAAACTTTTGCAAAGTTTTATCAGGGTATGATAAAAGCAAAAGGCACAAGCAATGTTATGAAACCATTTAACAGAAGTTCAATGTTAAATGAAGGTACAAGTACAGCAAGCATTTACGAAGAATGGATGTTCAGACATAGTTACTATGGTGATAACACAAACGTAAATGCAACTGAAATTAGACTTAGCCCCGATCCAAATAATCCAACATTAGTTGATAACAATGTTGAGATTTTAGACGTAAGACTAACCAGCCAGCTTGAATATGTCAATGGTGATAGCACAATACGTTTTAACACTGAAGACTCAGCAACATTTTTAGATAGACCATCACGTCTTAGGACAGCAGGTGAAGTTATAGATGTAGATGAAAACGATAACAATATTGTAAAAACATTACAGGATATGAAGTCTGTATTTGATAGTACAGCAGAATACGCAACCATTGAAACTTGGAGCGGAACGCAAAGTTATAAGCGTGGTGATAAGGTTAGATATAAAGGTAGATTACTAAGATGTGATGTAGCATCAATTGGATTTAGTACACAATCAACAGGACTAACGTTTACTGGCACAGCAATTGAGCCTGTATTTAATTATGTAACCCAAGCAAATGGTGACGCCGCTAGTGCAGTAATTGATGGTACACCAGTTTGGTTTGATGAAACACAAACACAGTTTAATAATATTACAGCAACAGCCAATGTCGATGCTGACATACCAGCTAACTCAATACCAAGTGGAAGTATATTAGGTATTGCTGATACTGGTCCTAATGGATATAACAGAACGTTAACATTACAAAATCTTGTGTTAACCACTGTAATCGATTCAACTGGTGATCAAAGTATTAACTATATAGATGAGGGTAACCCATATTTTATATGCCAACTAAATTCAGTTACTGATCCAGTTATTGCAGATAATACAGGTGAAAATGTAATTATTAATGGTGCAACTATTCCATTAGTCAATACAACATTAGGATTTCCAGCAGGTACTGCATTAGATAAAACAGATGTTGCTACTATTATTGATAGCACAGCAGATAATAACCTTAAGTGCCAGGAACTAAACGGAAATATTATTATCTGGTATGATGTAGGTAATGATGTAAATGGTACAATGGTTATTGGTAATGGTACAGCAAACAATGATTTAAACATTGCACCTGGCACGTACAGGCCAAGTAGAAGCGACACTTATGTAGCACAGAATATGGATAATGCTACACTTGTTTCTAAAATTAATGCACACCCAGATAAGCCTGGTGATGTTAGTGCGGCTGTATCTGGTAACTTTGTAATACTAACAAAAACACCTACATCAACATCAAGCACTTCAAGTTCACTTACTTTGACAGGCAGTATTTCAACTTCACTATTTCCTGCAAACCAACGTGCCCAGACAATGACGGGTTCACAAGTTCCTATCAATCCACAAACTGTGCAAAATGCACGTGATAAAATTAATGAAGCAGGTATCTCAGGTGTGACTGCATCAGTTGATGCAAACCAAAGATTGCTTATTACAAGTACAAACTCAAGTATTGATTTAGGTGGCATAAGCCCAGCAAGAGATATGAATACAAGAGCAGGATTACCTACAGGTGTTAGAGCAACACAAGCAACTGTGGTTGCAAATACATTTAACTCAAGCCAGTGGGGAGATATAAGTGATGATGATCCTGCACTATTTAAAATACAAGTGGTCCAAGACGACAATCCGGACAACGTGGATGGTACTACTTCAGGACCAACAGCGGTTGTTCCTGGTATAGGTTCAACTTCAATACCAACATCAACACAAAGCGTATTCAATGGTTGGAATGTTTTCCAAGTACAAAACTTAGGACTATACAGCGAGGTTGCTGATGAGAATGGTACATTAACAACTACATGTTCAGTTTGTGCTGGTACAGCAACTGAAGATGGAAATGATGCTTGTGTTAACGTTAACGTAGATCATAATTTAGAAATAGGTGATTACGTGATGATTGTTAATAGTACAAGTAAACCAAGTGTAGATGGTATACACAAAGTAACAAACTTGGGTTCAGTGGCTGAGCCTAGGAAGTTTTTCATAGATATGTTTATTGAGGAATGTGGTGATGCACCACAGGTTTATGTATTACGTAATTGTAGATTTGATGACTATGATGACATACTTAAGACTAACGTAAACAACAAAGATATTGATGAGGGCTTAGGTAATATTGGAGCCGCTATTGATCAAATAGCAAACAACCCACAATACACAGTTGGTGCAATTGGTAATGGTGATGGCAGATATAACTGGAAATCAGGCGATACTGTTTGGACAAACTATCATATGAATAATACTCCTTCAAACAGAGGTACATATGTTTACACACATAATGGTACTGAGTTTGTATACGACAGTGCTAGATCTGTAACGTCCAGAGCAGTAGGTAAAGATACAATATCACATGGACTTATATATGATGGTAGTAGAAACGGAAGAGTCACAGAGTTAGAGTTGGAAGTATTTGATCCTGTACTTGGTGCAATACCAGGTATTGCTAACGTGCAAATTGACTTTAGATCATTTGTTGATGCCGCCGGATACACCCACAGTACAGATTTAAATGAGCCTATTTTACTTAACACAGGTACAGCATGGGGCGAAGCAGAACTAGGAAAAGTTTGGTGGGATTTAACAAACGCAATTTATTATGATTATAGTCAAGGCTCTGCAGAATACAAAAGAGATTACTATGGTAAACTTTGGGAAGGTGGAAGCATTGATGTTTATGAATGGTCAAAGTCTACTGTACCACCAGATGAATATGAAGCAATACAAGTTAACCAAACTCTTGTTAAGGTAGATATTACAAACACACCAGCAATAAGTGCTAGTGTCCAATTTGCAGACACTCCATCCAAAGTAGAAATGTTTGGTAATGTTGCTACTGGTGAACCATATAGCATAGTTGATAGAAACAGTGGTGAAAAGATTTATTACTATACTGAAGATGAAGATTACAATGCTAAGACTAATACATATGACAAAGTATATTACTTCTGGGTTAAAAACAAAACCTCATATAAATCTTCACCAAATAGAACAATGCCTGTAAAAAATCTTGCAGAAATAATTAGAGATCCTACCGCAAATGGTATTAGTTGGATTGCACCAATTAGTGATATTGAAATCCTCTTGGCTAATACACAGTATGTAACAGATCATAAATCAGTATTACAAATTAATAAAGAGCTTGCTAAGCCATCACACAATAGCTGGACAGTTATGCAAGAGGGCAGAGGTCTTATTCCTGAATACTGGTATAGAGGTGTGCTTGATAACTTAACAGGATTCCAAGCAACAAGTGGTAAAGAGTTTCCTAATAGAGACCTACACATTTATAATAGATTTGGCGATGACAGAGCGATAGGACAAGGCTGGTTTTATAATACAAACATGGCTAGACAAGAAGCACTTGCTTGTATTAATAAGCACCTAACAAATATAAACCTTGTATCTGATTTAGCAGACAAATGGGATAGAACAATTGGCATAGAAAAAGAAGTAATTGATATTAATGTAGACTTTAGTAACTTAGATGCGTGGGCTCCAAATACTGCATATACAGTTGGTACACTTGTTAAGTTTAACAAGAAAATATATTATGCTAGAAAAGCACACACAAGTGGTACTAGCAGTTATCAAGCATTTAAAAATAATCAAACATGGATGAGATATGCGAGTTTATATGACTTTACAGAAATGTGGGATTACGCAGACTACAGCCATGTTGACAGGCTTACAAACGAACAGCCTACAATAACAATTAACAAGAAGACCGATCTTGCTAATATTGATATATCTAAACACAGAGTCGTGGGTGTTAATATGGTTGACCCAGATGGATATGATAGAACTGAAATTGTAAAATGGAACGGTGAACAGTGGATTGTACAGCATAAGAAAAACGGTACAATACAATTTGCTGACTGGTTAGTTGATAGTAACAGAATAGATGCATGGGATAAAAATGGTTGGGATAGTCTTGCTTGGGACGGTAACAAGCAGGTATTCTGGCATTACCTAGTATATGCACTAAGACATGATATCTTTATTGAACAGCATGTAGATAACTTTAATAAGTTTTTCTTCTGCATAGTTAGACATTGTTTAGCAACACAGAAACAGGTTGACTGGGTGCATAAAACAACGTATATTCAATTGGAAGTTACAACACCAGCAAATAGTACAACTAATAAGTATAAGAAAGGAACCATTAATTCTTTACTAGGTTACATTAATGATGTTAAACCTTTCCATACTAAGATAAGAAACATTATAGACGCAACTACTATTACAGAAGATGCGCCAATAGGTATTACTGAATCATATACAACTGATACAACAATTAAACTAAACCAGTTCAGTACTAACCAAGAAGGTAATGATTATCTAAACAATGCTCTAAAAGCAAACACATATAAGAATGATATTCTAAGTAGTGCATTTGATACAGCATCATTTACAGATACATATACATCACAGGCATTTACTGATACAAGTACACCAGCTGATATAGTTAATGGTGGTAGCTTCATTGAACCTGAGCTATACAACTACACAGGTAATGACAATAATAGAAACAGTTTGGCACAACTAGATACTGCTGAAGACTTAACAATTACTATACAAACTAATACAAGTGGTGATACAGTTAATGCAGATTCAAGAACATTTGTTTACAGACAGGATGGAAAACTAAACGCACTAATTGATATACTTGAACAAGCAAAGAGTACAACAACTACTGCGGCTATTACAAACATTGATACAACAATACCTGTAACAAGTTCTGCTAACTTTAACAAGTCAGGTGGCTTTGCTTACATTAATGGTGAAGTACTTGAATATAGCACAGCAGATAACAATACGATTACAGTAGCATACCGTGGATATGCCTCACAAAAGGCACATGCAAGTGGTAGCACTATTGTAGATATTACAGACGCAGGCGTCTGGAACGGCACTATAAAAGGTGTCACTAACTCAAGCAACGAGTACGTTGACGAGAACAAAATTAATGACATTGCCAAGAACTCTGGTACATTGGAATGGGAAGCAACGTCAATACTATCCGGTACTGGATTATTGTCTGCAAAATTGCAGGCAGGCACACAGGGCATTGATTTATGATGCTAAATACTACTAGGAGAATACAATGAACACTAATTTTGCTGATCGTACCTTAGCATTCGTCGATGGACATGTGCTAATACGAGATTACGATACAAATGAAGTTCTACTAGACAAACACAATGCAATTAACTATGAAAACTTTAGTGTTGCTATTGCTAGTCTATTAAGTGGAACAACTGTTTCCGGTCAAGGATTCCAAGTTGTACAAATGAAATTTGGCAACGGTGGAACCGTTATTGACGCAGTAGGAAACGTTGAATACAGATCCACAAACACAGACACCAAACTAGGTGATCTATATAACCAAACATATACAAAGATTGTTGATGTGGACGATCCGGCTAACACAGATACCACAAATAATAAAGTGGAGATCCAGCCTTATGACGGACAACCATATTCGGATGTTGTTGTTACTGCTACTCTAGATTATGCGGAGCCAGCAGGCCAAGAGACAACAGACAATACAACATCAATGATCGGAAACTTTACCTTTGATGAAGTAGCCCTGCAGACAGCGGCTGATACAAGGTTAAGTCACATCTGTTTCCACCCTATTGAAAAGAGTGCAAACAGAAAGATCCAAGTGATCTATACAATTAGAATACAGGCAGGGAGTTAAAAATGGCTTATACAGTTGATTATTCTGACGGCACAAAAACTGCCATTACAGTCAATGACGGAACACTTAATATTGAAACTAGCCTAAGTTTAGTAGGTAAAAACTACTACGGCTATGGTGAAGTTATTGCTGAAAACCTATTACATCTATTAGAACATTTTGCTGGCGGTACTGCACCAAGTAATCCTTCAGAAGGACAAATTTGGTTTGACAATACAGCCGCAGATAAAGAAATGAAATACTATGATGGTGCAAACTGGGTTAGCATGGGAGGTGGTAGCGAGCTACATACCATTCAAGATAACCTAGGTAATGATAAGCAAGTTATTATCATGAAAGCAGGTGGAAGTATTATTGCAGTAATTAGTTCACATGAACCATTTACAGTTAGCACAACTCATACTCCATCAGCGGCGGTACAGGCAATATTTACTACAATTAGTAAAGGTTACAACCTAAACCCAACTACAGGCACAGGTACAGATTTCTTTTATCACGGTACAGCAACCAGAGCGTTATACGCTGACTTAGCAGAACTTTATTCAAGCGATCAGGAATATGATCCAGGTACAGTTCTTATGATAGGTGGTGAAGCAGAAGTCACACAAACAACAGAAGCATTTAGCTCTGAGGTTTTCGGTATTGTATCTTCAAATCCAGCGTACTTAATGAATAGTGCAATGGAAGGTACAACAGTGGCGGTTGCATTAGAAGGTCGTGTACCTTGTAAAGTAATTGGTCCAGTACGTAAAGGTCAAAGACTTGTAAGCAGTGAAGAACCAGGAACTGCTCGAGCAGTCTCAGATTACGAGAAGCAAGAAGCACTCGATTGGTATCGCATTGTCGGCAGAGCGTTAGCAGACAAGGACAGCGAAGGCATAGAATTAATTGAAGTCGTAGTAGGAACAAAATAATGCCTCGTAATGTTGGTGACACAATTACCGCAGTTTCATTTAACACGGTCGTAGATCGTTGGAATGTACTGTGGCAAGATCCAAAAGACAGTAATGGTGATCCAATAGCCTACACCTATGATATTAGCTTACACAAAAGTGAAGTATTAAGAAGGTTAGGTTGGGGACAACCATCAAATAATATGACAGTGACAGCCAACACACTTATTGAAGCGAAGCATTATAACCTACTAGCGGCTCACGTTAATAGTGGCGAATACCATAGAGAAGATTCCTCTATGACAATTAATAACTACGTAACACAAAACGTTGACGTAGTACTAGCAAGTGATATGAATCCATTAGAAGCAGTAATGACATCCTATGAAAACACTGATGCAAAGTTTGATCTTGGTGCAACAGGAGAGTTAATTGAAACACATGCACACTCCAACGGTGGCGTAGCATGGGGTACAAATGATGCGGCCAGTGCCCTTACAAGAGGTACATTAACTACAATACAAAAGTACACATGGACAGACTACAATGACGCTAGACACTTCTTTAATAGTGGTGGCCAAATTATAATTGATTTAGAAGCCATAGGCGGATCCTTTGGACATAATGAATGGGATTATATATTTGACCAAATAGATACCATATACGTTGGTGCCAAACAAACTACAAAAGGTGGCGCAAACGGAACAGGAATAAAAAGTTTTTATGAATTTGATGACACCTACCAACAAATCTTTAACGCACAAGGATTTGATACTGGTGATTTAGGAGCATACGCAGGACAATATACGTATTCTGGTGTGTATGTATCTGGAGAAGGTTACGCACAGTATGGTGGTAGAGAAGTAACCGTATATGCAAAAATAGGTATGGACGGTACAAATTTTTGCTTGTGGCTCAAGACAGAACTTACAGAAGACGCTGATGATGTTGCACAAGTAGATGCAAACATTACTCTTAACACTGGTTATAGAGTAGCACAAGATGCACCTGATACAGGTTGGTTAGGTTCTAGTAATGGTTCAGTACACAAAGTTGATGGTACAGCATACATATTTCAAACTAGAATTGCAAAGGTTCCAACAATAATTACAGAACAAAATTGGACACCTAACCCATAATTAGTGCTTGACATCCTTAATAAATACATATATAATTACTAAACTATAGGAGTAAACAGATGGACGAACGTCTACAGAAAGCTCTGGAGTTCTCGAACTACAATCTTACTTTCACAAATCAAAAACAAAATATTAGGAATAGAGTAAACCAACTAAAACTTGTACACACAAATGGTGGTAGTTTTAGTTCTGAACCTAGTCTAATAAGTTTTGTAAAGACATTACTGGATATTGGTAAAACTGAAGCAGTAATAATTGATAGTAAAGACAACCCAGTTGAAATTAAAAACCTACAAGGATTCTTTGACGACCTTATTAGTGCATACACAAGTGCAACTAATGAATATGATGTTGAATACAATAAACTAAAAAAGATGAGAAGCATCAAGAAAATTATGGATTGGTAAATGGAGTATAGTGCAAAGCGTGGCGTTTGCATGTTTGCCTATAATAATGAACAACTTGATTATGGATATTTTAGTTTACTAGCGGCAAAACAAGCAAAGAAACATTTAGACGTACCAGTATGTCTAATAACAGATGAAGGAACATGGGCTTACCTAACACAAAGCCATGGACAAGATCTTGTTGACAAATACATAGATGAAGTTGTAATTACACAAGAAGAACAAGTTAATAATAAACGTAAACATTACGACAGTCCGTATGCAACCTTTGTTGCACAGTTCACAAACAATAACAAACATAAGATTTACGAGTATAGTCCCTATCATCAAACATTGTTAATTGATATTGACTATATGATTCGTACTGACTTTTTATCAAAGTTCTGGGAACACCCAGGACTCAATATGTTTAACACTTCACAAGACTTAAGAAATGGTAACATGCACCATCGTGAAAGGTTACTATATGATGCAGGTATCCCCATGTGGTGGAGTACTGTAATTATGTTTGATAGAAGTGAACTTACACAATTATTTTTTGATACATGGTCACATATAGCAGAGAACTATAGTTTTTATCAATACATTTATAATTTTCCAGGAACTTTATTTAGAACAGACTATTGCGTTAGTATAGCAGTTCATATTCTAAATGGAATGGTTGAAGGAGATACAATTGGTAACTTTGGTGGGATACCTATTGTGAATATGTTACAACAGGATGATTTAGTTGAAGTTAGAGAAACTGAATGGATCTTTCTTGTAAACAACAGGAGAGAAGAATGGAAAAATATTTTAAGCAATGTAAAAGATATTGATATACACTGTATGAATAAACGAGCGTTAAGTAGAAATGCTGGTGATATTTTAAAGGAGCATTCTTAATGAGCCAGGGTTATTTAATCCAAGCACAAACAGAAGATGAACGCAAACAAGCCGTTGCATTAGGATTCAGTATTAAGACTAATAACCCTGAAGCAAGTGTGTCACTTGTTTGTGGTAACTTAGATGATATTGAAACTTGGCATGAAGAGCCATTTGATAATATTGTTGAGTATCCTTTTGCTAATAAAATTAACCCAAGAATAAATGATTGGCAGTCTTGGTGGGTAACACCATATGAAGAAACTATTGTAATGGATTGTGCATCTATTGTGAATAGTAATTTGGATACAGTATGGGATTATCTATCAGCTAATTATGAGATATGCTTTCCAGGCATGATAAAAGATTTTAGACATTTACTTGTAGATTCAGATAGAAGACATGAATGGTTAGATGAATATAAACTTATGCCTGTATACAGTGCTTGGTTTTATTTTAAGAAAACAGATGCATCAATGGATTACTTTAAACTTGCTGATCCATATATGCAAAACTACCATGAACTGTTTAAGCACAAGTTTTTGCCACAGCACCTGCCAGATAATTATAGTTCAGATGTTATGCACGGAATTATTATTAATGATATGGCATTAGAGAATGTTACAGACGATATGCTATTTTATATTGATATGGACATTGCTAACACATATTACAAACAAAGAGCAGAAAAATGGACAGACTATTTAAACGTTTGGGTAAGAGAAGGTGGCACAGTAAAAATACAAAACTATGCAACCACTGGTATACTTTACTATAAAGAGCCTGACTTTCTAACAGAAGATATATTTAATGGACAACGAGACAGTTACAGATTACAATCCAAGTTATTACGTCAAGTTCAACAGTAATACAGGTAAAATATTACAGATGTCAATGACTCCTATTCCGGATGAGGAAGAGGAAGATATCATTGTGATAGAGACTTATAATAGTATGGCTCGTGAAGTACTTAGTGGTAAACGTAGCCGCCGCACAATCGGTCCAGTATTTGATATTGAAAACCGTACATGGGATATAGGTGCAAAGAGTAATGTACTTATAATTAAAGAACTAAGCAGTCGTCTATTAGAAGTTACAAACGAAAAAGCAAATACAAACGTTGATATTGGAATACAATTATTTAAAGAAAACTTACAACTAGAAATTGTAGCAAACTATCATGTTATTAAAAAGAATATGAACCTAGCTGATATTGCTGATATAAGTAAGTCATCTGATAATAGTTTACTTAACCTTTACTTTACAAAGAAAGGTGATCCAGATTATCTTATAGAAAGTGTACAGGTTGATCCTATGATACTGTTACACAATAAAAAACTAAAGTATAGTTTATCAAGTGATATTACAAAACATGCAGATTTAGATAACATAAGTATATTTACTAGACCGATTTTTCATAGCTATGGATTACAGGTACTTGACAGGCTTGTTGAGTCGGACTACTATATGAACAAACAACAAGTTTTACAGGTAGCAGGTACTTCTGATACCTGCCATGTTATGATAATGAATCATGGTGATACTGTAAAGATACAAAGTTTTGTAGTAGAAATGGATAACACCGCACCCCGTACTAAAAATGTAAGGTTTGTTGTGTGTGATGGAGAAATAGATGCTCCTGTTGGTTCGTTTCTTGTAAGCACACCTTCTTTGTATTCAGGTGAATCGTTTGAAGTAGATATAGATTTTAAATGGCCAAGACAGCCGCTTATTGTATACAGGTCAAAAGGACTTGTAGCAAATTATTTAGGAGACACATATGGCAGAACTAACTAGCGTAAATGAATTTGATATAGTTTTTATATCGTTCGATGAGCCAAACGCAGACAATAACTATGCAGACCTTGTAGACAAATGTCCATGGGCAAAGCGAAGTCATGGTGTATTTGGATCAGATGCCGCACATAAGGCGGCGGCACAGATTGCAGACACAGATAGGTTTATAACTGTTGATGCAGATAATATTGTTGATCCAGAATTTTTTAACTGTGAACTAGACATGTCTAAGATTAGAGACATGGATGTGATTAGTTGGGCAGGAAAAAACGAAGTTAATGGACTTGTTTATGGCAACGGTGGAATTAAATGTTGGCCTAAGGATGTGGTAATGAGTATGCGTACACATGAAGCGGCACCTGAAAATGATAAGCGAGCCCAGGTAGACTTTTGTTGGAATATACATTACGTACAAATGAATAACATCTACTGCCAAGTAATGAACAATGGATCGCCACTGCAAGCGTGGCGTGCAGGATTTAGAGAAGGTGTTAAAATGGGATTAGCAGACGGTGATGTTATACCACCAGAGAAGTTACATCTAATACATGACAAAAACTTTAAACGATTACTTACTTGGATGAGTGTAGGAGAAGATGTTGTTAATGGACTATGGGCAGTGTACGGCGCTAGACTTGGTTGTCATATGACTAACGTAACCAGAGAAGACTGGGATTGGAAAAATGTACGTGACTTCCGCTGGCTTACAAAGTTCTTTGAAGATGAATTGTTTCCACAGTTTGAAGGTGGTGATGAACTTTGTATTAACACAGGCATGCGTTGGGATAAAACGAAGCTGAAGGATAAGACTGTAGAATTGGGATATGATCTGCGTAAGCAACTACAACTTAAAATCGCAGACATGGGAGTAGAAGGCAGTGCCTTCTTTAAAGAAGTATATATTAATCCAAGTAGACTTGGAGCACAAGTTCGTGAAGATCAAGTGGAGGACACATTAGAATGATTAAATTAGTAAGTTACAGTAAACCTAGTGAACACTTTCAAGCAGAAGGCTTGGATAATGTACAGGACCTTATTGCATTTTGTGCAAGGGTAAGCAACCCTAGCAATCAAATGAATAGTGAAACTAGCGAGAAACTTATTAAGTATCTAATTAAACATGCACACTGGTCGCCATTGGAAATGGTAAGTGCTTGTCTGGAGATCAACACAACTCGTGACATTGCACATCAAATTGTACGTCACCGTTCATTTGCTTTCCAGGAGTTTAGTCAACGTTATGCAGACCCTGCAGAATTTGGTAATCAGTTTGTAACACGTGAAGCACGACTACAGGATCTAAAGAACAGACAGAATAGCGTAGAGATTGATACTGAAAGTGATTTGCATTACGAATGGCAAATGAAACAGGAATCAGTAATTGAAAAAGCCAAAGAAGTATATGAATGGGCTATTGCAAATGGTATTGCAAAGGAACAGGCTCGTGTTGTTCTACCAGAAGGCAACACAAAAACAAGATTGTATATGAATGGAACTTTGCGTAGCTGGATTCACTATATCGAACTTCGTGGTGCTAATGGTACACAGAAGGAACATATGGATATCGCACATGCATGTAGTAAAGTTATTGCAGAGATATTTCCACTTGCAAATGATTTATGACAAAAATAAACGACTTGCAGTGGGAAAAAACTTCCTGGGGCAATAGAAAACTTTCACCAAACAATATGAATCAAATGAAGGACCTTTTGGATAGCAAAGGTCCTGGATTCTGTCTGGCCAAGTGGACACAAGTTACAATGCATTTGGGGACAGGACTTACACATAGTTGTCACCACCCTACTCCACATAGGATTCCATTAGAAGAATTAGAAAAGAATCCTGGTGCATTGCACAATACCAAGCATAAAAAAGAACAACGTAGGCAAATGCTCTGTGGTGAAAGACCCAAAGAGTGTGATTACTGCTGGCGAGTTGAAGATGGTGACACTGGCAGTTTTAGTGATAGAATATATAAAAGCATTGATCCATATAGTTTTGATGACTATGATGAGATTGTAAAAGCAGATGGCAGTGAGAATATCTTTCCACGTTATGTGGAAGTAAGTTTTAGTAATGTGTGTAACTTTAAATGTGCATACTGTGGACCTAACTTCAGTAGTAAGTGGGTAGAAGAAATTAAGGAACATGGTCCTTATAAACTAGACGAGATGCTTTTTAATGGTGGTAGTGATGTTGTATCACAAGTTAAGAACAAAGAAGACAATCCATATACAGATGCATTTTGGAAATGGTTCCCCAAAGCCAAAGACAACATGCACACATTTAGAATTACAGGTGGTGAGCCGTTACTAAGCAAGCACACATTTAAAGTTATAGATCAGTTAATAGCAGAACCTAATCCTGAATTAGAGTTTGCAATTAACAGTAATGGTAATGTACCTGATAAGTTATGGAAAAAGTTTGTAGTAAAGATTAAAGAACTACAGGAAAAGAAATGTGTTAAGAACTTTACGTTATTCACAAGTGCTGAAGCAACTGGTAAACAATGTGAGTTTATTAGAGATGGAATGAACTGGAACCAGTTTAAAAATAATATTACATACTTCCTTGACAATACACCTGATACAAAAGTAACATTCATGAGTGCATTTAATTTATTAAGTGCTCCATCCTTTTTGGGATTCTTAAAATATGTGTTATCACTAAAACGTGAATACAATAGTTGCGACATGCAATATTGGGTAAAGGACGATACAGTAGTTGACTTAGGCAAGTTCTCATCTATTACAAATCCACAAACAACCAGACCCACAAAGAAAAGTTTTAAAAGAGTATACATTGATATACCCTATGTACGTTCGCCAGAGTTTTTAGATGCACGTAACCTAACAAAACAAGTAGTTGAAGATTACCTAGTACCCTGCTTGGACTTCATGGTTAGTAATTGTGTATACCCAGGTTGGAATGAGAACCTAGCGTTTGAGCCTGGTGAAATTGATAAACTTAAACGCATTGTACTTGATCTGGTTATTCATGTACGTTATGATGATAGTCTTACAGTAAAACAGAATAGAAAACGTTTTTATCAGTTTGTAAATGAATACAAGTTACGTAGAGGATATGATTTTGAATCTGTATTCCCTGAGCTAAAAGAATACCTTGCTGTATGTAAGGAGTGTGCAGATGCCTGATAAAATTTTTATCTTTGGTGATAGTTTTATGTATGGTGAAGAGTCACACCAGCATGAGTTTGATGAGGCAGAGTTCCTAAAGGACGCAAGTGATGCAGTGGGTACAAAGATTGAACTTGATCACCATGGCGTTCCAACAAAACCATTTACGGACACACAACGAGACAAATACATAAAATTTATTAATGGCTCTATAAAACGTTCTAGTATCCATCCAAACTACTACAGCATGGGTGCAATACTAGCTCGCAAACTTAATTGTGAATACGATATGCAAGCAACAAGTGGTAACAGTAACAATGCCATTTACAAAACATTTATAGATTGTATACCAAAGATGACATCAGATTCTCTGGTGTTGTTTGGTTTATCAGTACCAAATAGAAAAACTTATTATGAACAGTGGATAGATAGACATCCTGTAAACCACGTTACAAGTTGTTGGTCAGACGTAACAGCAGAACCAGGCTACGGTAAGTTTGAGGAACTTGATCTACTATATGGTGATGATGCAACTGCAAGAGTATTACAGACGTATAGTTTTGTTACTAGTGCAAAAAGTATTAGTCCATGCCCGGTACTGTTTATAGATCCATTTCATAATTTTTGTGATAACAAATACCATCCAGATGTTCCTTGGAACTATGTAAGACGCTGGAGTGATCAATCACAAGAGGACTTAAAAACTTTTAAACAAACTTATCCACACCCAGAACTTTTGTATTGGCTAGAAGAACAATTTAAAAGTCTATTTGTATATGGTATTAGTGAAGTATTTGAAGAAGTTACAGCAGATGGTAACCCCATACAATGTATTAACGGACACTATAGTAAATACACATATGAAAGATATGTTGATAAGGTACTACTAAATGAAATATAAAAAAGAACTAGACTTTGACTTATATGATGTAACTGGTAGGTCCTATGGTTTGACTAGTAATAATAACGAAGAAATTATTACAGAATTAAATCGCATACAGGATAAACACAATTTTAAATTTAGAGTAATGTATAAGACTGTACAACAATGTGTTGATATATTTCAATGCTATTTTGTATCCAAAGAAGAATTTACAAATTATTGGTTACCCAAACAATTATCAGAACTATTTAATGTAGAAAGTTTTGATAGTAATGCAAACTATCTAATATCAAAGACAGGAAATTTTTTTATTAATTGGGTATATGATGTACACAGGCTTCATGCTGTAGAAGAGTTTGTAACTCCTGCACATGCACATTGGAGGCAAAGGTGGGATAATAAGTTTCATCCAGGTTATGGCAGATTAAGTCTTGTTGCCTTTGACAAAGGACATATGCCAATGCAAGTAGTATTAAGTGATTATTCAGACTGTTGGGAAAGATTACCTTTACTTACAGATGAACTAATCGCTAATCCAAACCTATACTATACTGGTGTACGTATGAGAACATTTGATCAACCCTATTGGGAAATACGTGAGCTAGATGAAGGATTTGGACATAGGTTTGAACTTCCAGGTTCCATAGAATGCAAATACGTAAATGGTGATTTCTTTATAAACGATAATCATATGTTTACAATAGACAATGATCGTGTAACAATTAGCGAATATAAAGGTGAAATATTTAAATTTGAAAAGATGACAATGTATAAAAACCTAGAGGAGTTTAGACAGGGCAGAACACAGAGGTCCTAATGCTTACACCAGCAAGTAAAAGAATATGTATATGGGCAGTGCCTAGAAGTGGAAGTAGTTTTTTATATACTGGGTTAAAGAAACATTTAAGGAATAATTACAATAATTTTAATACACTATTTAATAATTTACACAGAGGAAGTGAACCATTTAGAACTACTAAAGAAGATTACACTGCTATGCTACAAGCGTTTAAGAGAGAACCAAATTGGTTAGCAAAGTTACACAGTATAGATCTAAGACACTTGCAAGCACATAGTATAGATAAAGTATTTTATGATATGTGTGACTACAATATAGTATTAATAAGAAAAGATTTATTTGAAGCAACATTAAGTTTATGCATTGCAAAACAAAAAAAGCAATTTATTAATAATCAGGATAGCATACCCATAACTATTAGGGAAAGTTTCTTTGAACGTGAGTACGGAGGAACAATAGATAACACAAATAGAATAATAGATTATGTAAAAGCTGATACTGTATTGTACACAGAAGAACTGCCTAGCAATCCCAATAGTATTTGGAGTATGCTTACAGGCACTGAGCCCATTAAGTTAATAGACAATCCAATAGAAATGAGTCCAGACAAACAAAGCGTAGTTACAAACTACGACGAACTAAAAGAGTTATATAATGCGTTGCGTACTAGCAGATAGTGGAATACATGTAAGACCCAATGGCGACATTACAATGTGTTGTGATCAAGCAAGCCTTGGACTAAATGCTAAAGACCATACGCTACAACAAGCATACGCAAGTCCACAGTTTAAACGTGTAAGAGATAACCTAGCAAATGATATTAAAGACTCAAGTTGTAAGATATGTTGGCTAAGTGAGGATGCAGGATTAGATAGTCCTCGCACACGCTTTAGTGCAATGCATGAAGACAGCAATCATCTAAGTCATTGGGATATTAGAGATGATAACCTATGTAACATGGCATGTAGGATATGCGGACCATACAGTAGCAGTATGTGGAATAGTGAGGCTCTTAAACATAAAGAAGACAGTCTATACTATCACATGCCCATAAGCGACACAATAGTTCAAGGCACAAAGACAAACACTATAGAAGCATTTAAGGAAAACCTACAGCATTGTAAATCAGTTTACTTTGCAGGTGGTGAACCACTTATTAATAACACACATTGGGATATATTAAAAACACTTTATGATAATGAGATGTGGGACGTACATGTTAGATACAATACTAATCTAATGAAGACACAGTATAAAGGTATGGACGCTCTGGATATGTGGGAGAAGTTCACTAGGTTAAGTGTTGCTGTAAGCGTGGATGCAGTTGGTGAACTAGCAGAGTATGCAAGAACTGGTACAGTGTGGCAAACACTTGAAAACAATATTAAACGTTTAGCAGAATACCATAGAGTACAGGCAAACATAACCACAAGTATATTAACAATACACGAACTGGATAAAACTATAGAACATCTAAAGCATATAGGTGTTGCAGACATCTACTACTTTAATGTATTACGCACACCAAACTTTTTAAATATTAATCTATTACCAAGTGGATATAAAGAACAATTATTAAAAAAATTAAATTTAGAACAGTTTGAAGATAGCAAGGGCATAGAACACCTACGCAATATACTATTTGAAGAACCAGACAATAAAGAAGAACTAATAGGACAGTTTAAATATTATAATGAGAAGTTGGACGCAGTTCGAGATACAGATTTACGAAGTGTTAATCCTGAATTATATGAGGTAATATATGAAACAAATTAGTTTTAATTTTACAAACACAGAAATATTATTTGATTTAGTCGATGCACCTGTAGCAGATGCATGGTGGCAACAGATGCAATTAAAACAAAGCCGAGAAGAGTTAACACCACGTATAAGTATGGAGCCTGACTTCCCACGCTTTCGTGATATAACAGAGTGCAACACAAACATATTGCACAACGTTAAACAAATGGAACAGTATGATTTTTATTTGGATTGGCCAGAGGATATAGATACAGTTACACAGGAGAAACTTAATACCCTGCATCAACAGTTTCATGCAAAAGAAGAACTGCATAAAGATGAGTTACCACAGTCTGCACATGATACACTACAGCAGATAAACCAATACGTTCACCAGATGGAACAGATCATGTGGAGTAGGATAAATGATCCTGTTAATTATGCTGTACTTGATTTTGGTACACAAGCAACTGAACTTGAGATACAGCGTGATATAGAACTAGAAGAGAGAACTTGGTTTCAGGAAGCATACTATGAACAACAGAATCCTGTGGCTTTGCTGTTGGGGTATGCTACACTGGGCAAGCATCTGGGACATTGTGTATGGACAGATGACGTACAGGTTGTAAAAGATGGTATGCTACGTCCACAGAAACATATATACACACAGGTTTTATTTAGACAACAACCCAGTTTTACGCCACGCACACCATCAGACGTACAACGACACAACCTCGCTCAGTACCAACAGCAGGCTAGATGGATACTCAAAAACAAACTTGAAGCGTATGTATCAGCTGATGATCCTGTACACTGTTACAGTACTGCACCAGTACTTGCTTATGCAAATGCACAACATGCAAATTTAACTGAACAGGATTGGTTTAACGTATGGACAACGCAGACTTGGTTAAGCGTAGATCTTATAACTTAATCTTTATACGATCCTGTATCCATTGTCTAGTGTAGAACCTTACTGCCTTGTGTGAATCCACAGGGCATTCTGCTGTTAACTTATCTAGATCCCAGGTATCACGTAATAGACTAAACTCTATAGCAGGCTTACGCTTATCGCGTGGCACACTTTCATCATATGTAAGTTTATCAGTTCGTATATCCACAAACGGATATTTTGCAGTACAACACAAGCCAGCAGATCTTGCGGCAGTTAATAGACTGGTGTGTCCACACATTGTATGTACTATGGGTGACTTACTAGCAAATTGTTCTAGGTTTCCATACATAATGAACTGTAGTTCTGTTGCTAGAGCATCCATACTATAACTTGAACCCACCACAACTATATCCTGTAGTCCCCAGGTACCCCAGTCCTTTGTGTATAGGGGTTGCACCATTAGCCAATTATTATACAGCGGATAGCCCATAGTCTGTTCGAACTCAACTAGACCAATGTCATTGTACCAGCGTCTTAGGTAATTCAGCATATTACCTGGTGAAAGCAGTACATCATAACGTGTTAGCAAGACTAGGTCATACACAAAGTGGTTAGCGTTCTCATACTCAGTCTTTAGTCTTATGCTGTCGCTCATTGAATAGAATATACCATTGCGAGGACAGTCACGCTCCTTAAAGGTAGCATCCACTGAATCTGGTATTATGTTAACTGATTTAGCTCGCCACTTGTTCCATAGTTTAGATTCTAGATCAGATGCATCCACATACTCAGCGGCATTTTTACCCTGTGCTTCTGCAGATTTTGAAAACTCATAGGTTGCAATACGCTTACTACTACAGAAGAAGTCCACTGTACAGCCCGCGGCATCAGCTATTTGCTGAAAGTAATCTGCTAAGTAGTCACCCGCACGATACTGACCATAGAAACATATGGCTATACGCTGACATTTATGGGCAAATCTTTTCATCTGTTACCTGCATCAATAGATTTGTATGTGTATACTTGTGTATGTTTAGGTTAAGTGCTGGTGGTATCCAACGCCATTCCGGTTCTAAACTGGGTTCTTCTTTTGTAAGCGTGAGCTTTGAACCCTCATACTGTTTGTAAGCCTGTGTGAAACGAGTCATAGCATGTAGTGTACCCCAGAGGAAGTTTAGATCATAGGGTAAGGGCATACCATTCTCACGTTGCCATTCACGATGTTT